AAGTTGTTGGTATGCCCGACACTTACACAACGGAAGAAGAAGCTAGGGCGAGAGCAAGAGAGTTAGGCGGATCTGGAAGTCATGAGCATAGAAGGGATGGTATGACTTACTATATGCCTTTTAATTCACACGATGAGTATATAGATAGAACAAAATATTATCATGATGAGGATGAGGATGAGGAAAAACAAGTAAGTGCTAAGATAGAAAAAGCACTTAAAAAAAAGGTTGAAGATCATAATGCTAGTGTTACCGCAGCATCAAAAAAAACTAATTTAAGAACTCTAAAAGCTGTTTTTAGGAGAGGTGTTGGTGCTTACAATACTAATCCACAAAGTGTTAGACCAAGTGTAAGGAGTGCCGATCAATGGGCACTAGCTAGGTGTAATTCTTTCCTTTATGCCTTAAAAAATGGTAGGTTTAGAAGTGGTAAACATGATACTGATCTTTTGCCTAGTGGACATCCAATGAGTTCTAAAAAAGAACAAAAACAAGAAGGTTACGATGATTATCCGCAAAGTGCTACAAACAATGCAAAGAGAGTAAAGAATTGGATTGATAAGCATGGTAGGGATAAGGTTAAAGGAATGACTGAGGTTGGTTTAGCTAGAATGAATCAATTAATAGCTAGAGAGAAATTATCCTTATCTACATTAAAAAGAACTTTTAGTTTCTTATCAAGAACCAAAGGTGGTGGATACGATAAGATAAATCCTAAATTTAAAGATGAGCCATATAGAGATAAGGGATATGTAGCTTTTCTTGGTTGGGGTGGTGAAGCAATGTTAAGATACTCGGAAAGAAAGCTAAAGCAAATAGAGAATGAATAATGCCAAACAAGATTACCAAAGATTTATGGCAAGAGATATTTAGACAATATGCACTAGCAATCGCTGATGCAAATGTTTTAGGTGTTTCCAATACAGCAAAACAAACACTAGTTAGAGTGGCTACAAAGTTGTTTCGTGATCCCGATTACGGATTGTTAGGCGCAAACGAAAAAGCTAGAATTTTAAGAGGTCAATATAAAAAGTATGCAAAGTATCAAGCCGAAAGGTTAGTTAGAACCGAATCTAATAGATCTGCAAACCATGCAACTATGGAAAGTGCCGCAAGTGTATTTCCTAAAGAAGATATGATGAAAACTTGGATTCATAATACACTAGTTAATGAAAGAGAATGGCATAAGAACTTTGAACCAAAAACAATCCCTTATAATGATTATTACTTATTAGAGGGTGATTTAATGTTTCAACCTGGAGATGGTAGTGCTAAAAATATAATAAATTGTAGATGCACAATTTCACCACACCCAAGTCAAAGAGTTTTAGACAAAGAGGCATACGATGAGGATTTTACAAAACTTAGAGATAGCGCAGAAAGATCAACCGCACCACAAGTACAAAGATATTACGAAAGAGAATATAATAAAAACATAGATTACATGGTTGCAACTGGTAATATCAATTATGAAGATTCTTTTAATTATGATACTATGAGAATTATGTATAGAGATATGATTGTTGATATTGCTGTAATCTTTGCACTATGGTATGCTGACAATATCGAAAACTACCTTAAAAAATAGTTTGTAAATAAATTAGTAATTTTACAAAAATTTTAGTTATGAGTTTTATTTACAAAGCCGCACCAATGGGTGAACTTACCGATTACGATGAAAACAATTCAATTGTAAAGGGTTACGGATCTTATTTTGATAATATGGATTCCGATAAGGACATCATAAGAAAAGGTGCATATCAAAAGACAATCCAAGAAAACGGATCAAGAGTTAAATATTTATATCAACACAATATGATGCAACCCATCGGCAAGATGAAAGAGTTGTATGAAGATGACAAAGGTTTAGTATTTGTTGCTGAAGTTCCTAAAACATCTTTAGGAAAGGATGTAATTGAATTAATGAAAGCTGGTGTCATAACAGAAAACTCAGTTGGTATCTTACCTATCGTTAAAGAAGATATGGGTGATCATAGAGAACTTAAAGAAGTTAAGTTGTTTGAAGTTAGTGCTGTTACATTGGCAGCTAATGATCAAGCTAAGATAATGGATGTTAAGGGATCAATGGATTTTGAGATTGTGTATGATAGATATGATAATCTTTGTAAACTAATTCGTAAAGGAAATATATCGGATGAGATGGGATATGCCATTGAATCTGAGTTATACAAACTTAAATCTTTATTCATCAATGCTACTCAGCCAATTGAGGAAATTACTGAGCCAGTCGAAGAAAAGCAAAAGTTTGATGTTTATAAATATTTGTTGAATAATTTAAAATAATTTCTTTAAAATGGAAGAAGATGTTAAAAATCAGCTAGATCAATTAGGAAACATCATAGATGAAAAGATTGAGAAAGCTACTGGACAAGCACTAGAAAGTGCTAATGGTAAGGCGGATGAATCTCTAAAAAATGAGATTAATAATCTTACACAAAAATTTAATGAAAGATTTGACAAATTCGAAGTCGAAAACAAAAAAATGTTTGAGAAAAAGAATGAATCAAAAAATTTCAAAACTAATTTGACAAAAGCACTTAATGAAGGTGCAATTGACAATCTAGTAAAGGGCAATACAAATGCTGCGGCATTTGATATTAAAGCCGACATGACAATGAATGCGGATTTTAGCGGTGAAGTAGTACCAGCTGATAGAGTTCCAGGATTCAAGTTCGATCCTAACAGACCACAAAACATGAGGCAAATCATTCCTAATGGTTCTACTTCTAGTGATGTTGTTAGATTCGTAAAAGAATCAGGTTATTCTAATGGCGCTGCTGCTGCGGCAGAGGGCAGTACATTATCACAGACGGATTTTGACATGACAGCGACATCAGTTAATGTTGAGAAAATCGGAACATATCTCAGAATATCTGAAGAAATGTTGGCAGATACTCAACAACTTACAAGCTATATCTCTAATAGAGTACCAGCTAAATTACTAGAAGTTGAAGATGATCAAATCTTAGGTGGTAATGGTGTTGCACCAAATCTACTAGGTTTATATAACTCAGGCACTAATTTTGACACATCAGCATCGGGTGCATTCTATCAATCAGTTGATAGTGCAAACGAATTTGATGTATTAGTCGCTGCAATAAACCAATTAGCATTGTCTAACTACAAGCCAAATTATATTCTTTTAAACCCAACTGACTTTCATAAAATCCTATTATTAAAGGATAGCCAGTCAAGATATTTAAAAGATCAAGTATATCAAGGTATCCAACCATCATTTATGGGTGTGCCTGTAATTATCAATAATGAAGTGAACGCTGGTTCTTTCTTAGTTGGTGATTTCAATTCTTGTCAATTATGGATTAGAGAAAACCTATCGGTTTCTTTCCATAGAGAGGATGGTACAAACATCAGAGATGGTTTCGTAACAGTAAGATGTCAAGAAAGAGTGGCACTTGCTACTTACTTACCATTAGGTATAATTGATGGTACATTTAGCACTGCTAAAACAGCACTAGAAACTCCGTAGTAATACGATTTTTATTGTTGATTAATAATAAAGGGGAATTAATTTTCCCCTTTTTTTTATGTATTTATATGAGGTAATGTGAAAATATTAGTGAAAATATTTTTTTATATTATAAATTTATTTTAAATTAGATGTGTATAACAAAAAAAATTATTTATGAATTACAAAACTATAATGGACATTACACAAGTCGAATTGAATGGCAAAGAATTAATAGTAGAATATAACTTTATCGAATCGGAATTAGATTACTTTAATGGTACTGGTACATTTGATGGCATTGAGATAAAAAAAATATTTATAGAAAATGTTGATATAACAAATCTTATGTATCATCATTTTAGTGAAATAGAAAATATGATATTACCAAAACATACAAATATATAATTATGTCGGCAAAAGCAACATTTGATCACAATATAAATAGAAAGAGGGAACTTAGAAAAATAAATCATCCATCATTGGAAGATGATTGGCATGAACTTTCATCTGAAGAAAGATCAAATAGATTTCTAGTTTGGCAAATAAAACTTAACTTAAAAAAGAATGGTGGTGAAGTGAGATAGTTTTTCATAGTGGTTTTTTATTTTTGGGAGAGTGGGTATGTAATATGCCCACTTTTTTTTTTGTATATTATAGGTGTGAACCCTAACCAAAAAGGTTGTTTTGCTGAATATCATTTTGCAACAACAGCTATGTTGCATGGATTCAATGTGTCAATTCCGTTATTAGATTCAAGTAAATATGATTGTATATTAGAAAAGAATGGTAAGATGTGGAAAGTACAAATTAAATTTGTTGGTAAGGATAGATACAAGCATGGCGATAGTATGCAAATAACACTAAAAAGAAAAGGAAAACCAGAATACGAATTGTGCGCTGTTGATTATTTTGCTTTATGGTATGAAGTTGATAATGGTTTTTTTATAATAAAAAATACAGGCCAACGAACATTTAAGTTAAGTAGTGAAGGTAAGTATAAATATAATTTTAATAACTTTGCATTGATTTCATAAATAGTTTGGAGTGCCATGAGGTTAAATCTTTGTGGCACTTTTTTTTTATCTTTACATAAAATTTAAGTTATGAAAGTAAAATTGTTAGTACCCATTATGAAAGATGGGAAAGAAATAGAAGCTGGTAATGTTATAGAAGTTGTAGATGCAAATGCACCTAAGTGGATCAATAGGAAATGGGCAGAACCAATTCATAAAAAAGAACATAAAGTAAAAAAAGAAACAAAAGAATTAAAAATAGATTCTAAAGAAAGTAAGTAATGAGAGAAATTAAAATTAATTCTACAACGGGATCTGAGATTGTAACAAGAACTGAGTTCAAAGATTATGCAAGAATTAGTACAAGTGCTGATGATTCTTTGATTGATGATATTATTGTACAAGCTAGGATATGGTGTGAAAATTACATATCAAGAGATATTGTTGCTAAAAATCGAACTTATTATGTACCCAAAAGTGATACAGGTATTTTTGATATTCCTTTTGGCCCAATAGCATCTATATCAAGTGTACACATTGATGGGGTTGCAAATACTGATTATGAGATGTTAGGTATAAACAATGAATCAATAGATCTTGATGGCGCTGCGGAAAAAATAAAAATTGTATATGTAACAAGTGGAATTAGTGAAAAGTTATTAGAATTAGCTATAAAACAATTAGGTGCAACTCTATATGATAATAGGCATGATTTTAAAACTGGTACGATTGTAAGCAATGTGCCTACTGAAACAAAAGCATTACTAAATTCATATAAGAGTATGTACATATAATGGAAATAGGTTTATTCAAAAATAGAATTGCTTTTTATAGTTATAGTAAATCTGCGGATGGTTATGGTGGTTACACTAACCCTACTCCGACTTTGATAACAACCATATGGGGTTACAAAAAAGAACTAGGTGGTGATTATAGTAGTGAGGATGGAAAAAGAAGAAAGAATAATGATGTTGAAGTTGTTGTGAGAAAAAAAGATTTTGCACTTGTCAATGTAACAGAATTTTCTTTCAACATAGATGGTGTTGGCAAATATAGAGTAAATGATGTTTATGAATCCGAGATAGATAAATATATAACAATTAGAGGTTTGTTTGTTTCATGATAAGTTATAAAGTAAATAAGAAAGATATTAAAGATCTTGAAAAGAAAATTAATAAACTAGATTTAGAATTAGTTGATAATATTGATAAACAATTTGGTATCACGGCATCTATGATCAGTGTTCGTGCAAAAAAAGATGCGCCAGTTGATACTGGATTTCTTAAATCATCAATAAATTTTGGCAAAGATTCTAAAGGTGTTTTTGTTCAAGCTAGTGCGGACTATGCGCCATTTCAAGAATTTGGGACATCAAGGATGAAAGCACAACCATTCTTTTATGCGAATGCAAAACTTGAAATAAAATTATTATTACAAAGAATTAAAAATAAAATAAAAAGTATTATATGAAAGAGGCAATGCATCATATTAGAGAAAAGATTTTTGCATCTTTAAATAATAATATTACACTTAATAGTGCCAATGTACCTGTATTCAATAGAGTTCCTACAAATGCTGGGACACCATACATTTGGGTTTATTCAGTTAGTACTAATGAAGTTGATCAAAATGCATCTAAGTTTTGCCTAGAGATTGTTACGAGAGTTGAATGTGTTACAAGATTTGATGGTGATGTTGGTGGTGATTTAGATGCTAACAAGTTAGTTAATGATTGTTTGGTTTTGCTTAGGACAAGATCAAGTGGCTACTATGATTTATCAAGTAAAGGTTTTAGTATATACACAAATGTTTTAGATGGTGTAACATACGAACAAATAGATCGTGATGATCATACTTATTTTATTGGCATCATTGAATTAGCAACAAGAGTTGAACAAACTTCATAAAAAAAATAATCATTAATTTTGCAATATTATTAAGTTAGTATGGCACACGAGATTAATGAAAATACACAACTAAAATTAGATCTAAAAACAATTGCTATGATTGTTGGATTTACTATATCTTTAGCTAGTATGTATTTTGTAATGGCGAATGATATAGAGGAAGCTAAGTCATTACCCGCACCTGTTGTATCGGAAAAAGAAGCGGAGTTTAAAGATAAATTAATTCGTTCACAAATTGACTTAACACAACAGCAAGTCGAAAACATCCAAGAAGATGTTAGAGAAATAAAAGAAACAGTAGAAAAGATTGAGGAAAGAATTTATGAACTTAAAAGATAAAATATGTGTCCTGTTAATTGTCCTGTTTGCATCAATTGTTAATGCACAAAACTTTAAAGATAATATTAGTGTTGTATTGTTTAATGCTGAATTTGCTGAACAAATATCATTAAAAGATTTTAAACAACATAACACATATGCTTTTGACTTTGAAAATGACAAACATGAAAAACATTTTATTAATGAAAGCATAGAATTTTTACCGACACTTATTTTATATAATAAAGGAAATGAAATAGTAAGAATTGAGGCAAACATAACTCTAAAACTACCTGAGGGTTATAAAGAAAAGTTAAATAAAGAAATAGATAAATTAATAGAAAATAAATTTTAGATGAAAAAATTAATATACATATTATGTTTTCTTTTTGCACTTAATGTAAATTCACAAATTTTTAAAAAAATATATGATGAGGTTTTTAAATATTCCACAATATATGTTGCTGGTGATATGTCAAATGCTTATGAAAACACAAGAAAAGATTATTTTGTAGAAAGACCAACACAAGAAAATTTATATGAAATACCAAAAGTTATAGATGTAACGGAATATTATCCTTATGATTATAGGGCTGGTATAGGTATCCGTAGAATGGCTAGATTTGATTATGAAATAAAACAAAATTATATTGATGGCACTGAAAATATGATTGGACTATCAGCACCAACCGCTGCCGTAAAAGGTTTTGAATATTTATTTCATTGGGAGAAAGAAAGAGAAAGGGGTGAGGAATTTATTAATACAAGATATTTTATTAGGCATACTGGTAAATATCACATAGTAAAATTAGAACAAAGAGAGCAAGGTAATGTTGGATTTAAATATCAAAGTGGTGAGTTAAGATTTAGATTGCCTATTGGTAATAAATTTAGTATATCTTTAGGTGGTATGTATAGAACACATCAAACTCCATATGGATATAATCCAATTGAAATATGGCTAAATGAAACAGCTATATGGGTAAATCCCGACACAGGACAAGAGATTGAATATCCAGCAAATGCATGGTATTCTTTAGGTTATCTATATGGATATACGGATCACTTAACAAAGTACACGGACATTCAAAGTGGTGAGGAAAGATATGATTGGATTTGGAAAAATAGTGATGGTGATATTGTAAGTTATTCCGACATACAATTTAGGCAAGAAATATTTGGTGGTCTTATGAACAGATACAATAACGAAATTTGGGATGAACTTGATGGCTTTGGTGTCGTATCACCAGTTGTTGGTTTTGATTTCTATCATTCAAGAAATAATTTTTGGACACATATCTATGGTAGTTATTTACCACCATATCACGAATATGTAAGTGGTGATATTGATGTATCATATTTAAATCGTAATAATTGGGGCAAAGGTGGTTTAAAGAAAGATAGTGAACCAGAACAATGGGAAGATTATCAATTTGGTGCTATTATTGGAATAAAGCTAAAAAAGTTCGGTATATTTATAGAGGGTGAATATACTAAGTTTTGGGATACAAAAATTTACAATAGTTCAATCGGAATAAATTATATGCTATGAGTACAGAATTATCAGAAGATACTAAATTAACACTAGATCTAAAAACAATAGGTATTATTGTATTTGGTGTATTATCATTGGCTAGTATGTGGTTTACATTACAAGGTGATATAAATGATCTACAAAATAAAATCGATGGATTAAGCGGTGAGGAATTTGTAAAAAAAATGGAATTCAAATTAAAGGACGAATTAATTCGTTCGAATGTAATTCAAATAGAAAAATCAACCGAAGTATTAAAAGAAGATATTTTAGACAACAAAGAATCAATAAAAGAATTAGAGGACAAAGTTTATAAAAGATGAAAAAAATAATTTTACTTATAACATTTTTATTAAGCGGTTTAAGTTATAGTCAAGACATGACTATTTTACATATAAATGCAAAATGGAATCAATCAAATAATTATGATTTAAATCGTATAAAACACGCGAAGGTTTTGTTAGTTTTTTTAGAGGATCAAAAACCTGAGTTAAAATCACAAATAAAATCTGTGCCTACAATAGTTTTGATTGGCAAAGATGGTAAACCTAAAGGTCAATGGTCAGCTGGATTATCATTTAAACTAGAAGTACCATTACAAGAAATACAAGATAGAATAAACACTATTTTATTTGACAAATGATTAGCAAACACATATCCGAAAAAGAAGCTACTAAGAGTGTAACGGCACTTAGATTAGGCATTGACAATACACCTAATGGTGATACTATAAGCAATATGAAGTTGATAGCCGAAAAAATTTTTGAACCTCTTAGAGAGTGGGTAAATGGCCCGATAAAGATTAATTCTTTTTACAGATCTGTTGCTTTGAATGAAGCGATTGGTGGATCTAGTCGATCACAACATTGTCAAGGTCGTGCTTTGGATCTTGATGACATCTATGGACACAAAACAAATAAAGAAATGTTTGAGTGGATCAAAGATAATTTAGATTTTGACCAAATGATTTACGAGTTTGGTAATGAAGAAAACCCTGATTGGGTTCATGTTAGTTATGTAAGTGAAGATAAAAATAGAAATAAAATACTTAAAGCTGTAAGAGATGATGGCAAAACTAAATACATAGATATAACAAATGCATAATGGAAGTTGCAATAATAAATAGAATGTGGGATGGGCCGTTACTAGGTTTCACATATTTTCCAATAGGTCATGATAATGATTTTAGCGAACTTAATTTATATTTATTATTTTTTATAGTGCATATTAAAGTATATAACAAATGAGTGATAAGAAAAAATTTAAAGATTCTACTGTTGGCAAACTTTTATTTGGTGCTGCAAGTATTGTATCGCCACAACTAGGTGCTGTACTTAATGGTGTTACATCACCTAAAGATGCTATTGCCGAGATAACAAAAGCAAAAATACCTACTGAAGATAAAATAAAACTACAGCAATTAATTTACGACCAACAAAATAAAGAGATGGATTCTGTTACTGACAGATGGAAAGCAGACATGAATAGTGTAAACTCAGGTTGGTTAAGTAAAAATGTGCGACCATTAGTATTGATATGGTGCATAGTAGTTTTTTCATTGGCTGGTATTTTAGATAGTGTAAATTCAATAGATTTTCAAATTAATTCATTATGGAATGATACTTTTGAGAAGGTTATGTTAGCAGTTGTATTTTCATTTTTCGGTGGAAGGACTTTTGAAAAGGGTGCAAACATAATTACTGGTAATAAAAAGTAATGGCTAAAAGATTAACCTATGTTCATGTAGCCAAGTCAAAAAAAAAGAGGCCAGGTGTTCATTCTAAGAATGCTAGTCCTAATCAAATCGGTTGGAAAAAAAAGTATAAAGGTCAAGGAAAAAATAGATAGCCATTATTTAGTATTTTTGTAGTAAATTATAAATATGGGGACTACATTAACTGGCAAAAGAGTACAAAACACATATGATTCACTTTTAAAATTATCTGACAATGATAATTTGACAAGCTCTGCAAAAATTGTAGGTGATGGTCTAGGTAATGATTCACCATTATATCTTAGCACTTCAAAGTTAGGTATTAATGTAAATCCAACATTTGAATTTCAAACAAATAGTCATGCAAAGATTGGTGGAAACTTAACAGTCGGTGGTAATTTTACTGTTAATGGTACAACAACTATTGTTGATTCAACTGTTATTGCTATCGGTGATAACATGATGGAGATGGCAAAAGACAATACCGCTAACACAATGGATATTGGTTGGTATGGTACTATAAATTCTAGTGGCGAGAAATATGTTGGAATGTTTTATGATGCTAGTAGTGGTGTTGCAACACCTGAGTTTCATATTGGTTTAGGCACAGTAGAACCTAGTAGTACAGCTGCATGGACTACAAAAGGTAAATTAGTTATAGGTGCTTTAGATGCAACCACAGGAGTTTTTAATGGCAATGTTGATATAATAGGTAGTTTAAAAACCGATAGTAATATTGAAATACAAGCTGCAAGTGGTTATGGATTTATGGAGATTGGTGGCCCTAGTGGTGGTCATATAGATCTTAAAAAACCATTTAGTGATGATTATGATTTAAGATTAATTACAGGCACAGATAGTGAAATAACAGCATCAGGTACTCTTAAATTAAATGCTGGTAACACATTAACATTAACCTTAGATGGCTCAACACAAGATGCAACTTTCGCTGGTAAAGTTATTACTACCGAAATAGAATCATCTAGCACAATTTTGTTAGATGCTGCAACTGACATTACAATAGATGCTGGTGGTAGTGATATTATATTAAGTGATGATGCTACGATATTTGGAACTATCAGTTCAGGTAATGGAAATCATCTACAAATTAGGTCAAGAATTAACAATGCAGATATGTTTTTGCGAGGTGTTGATGACAATGTAGAATTTAATGCACTTCAATTAGATATGTCTAATTCTGGTAGAGCAATTTTTAGTGAAGGTGCAACCTTTAATGGTAATGTAACAATATCAGGCGGTGGTTTAAATGTAGATGGTGATTCCGTTTTTGATGACAATTTAAGAGTAAATGGTTGGATTAGAGGTGCGAGTAACACAAATACATTATTTTCTAATACATCATTTGGAACATTATTACAAACACCTAGCAATACTGGTGCTGGTGCTGTAATCTCCTTTAGAAATTTGAGTGGTACTGTTTTTCAAACCTTTAGCACAGTTGATGGATCTGCGACTTTTCCAGGTGATATAACATCCAATGGCAATATAATCACCGAAACAACAAGTGGCAATAAAGGTATAAAAGTAATAACAGCTAATGATGCTGAAGGGTTTTTAATATTTGGTGATGCACAAGATAATTCAATGGGTGGTATGGCTTATAATAATGCTACTAATTCTCTTGATATTGATTGTAATAATGGAGTGGCTTTGAGTTTTGATTCATCAAGAAATGCATCCTTTGTTGGTCATGTAAGTTTATTAGATGGTAAAGAGTTAAAAGTTGGAACTGATGTTGATTTAAAAATTTATCATTCAAGTGGTAACAGTTTTATACAAAACTTTACAGGTTCACTTGTTATTGAACAATCAAGTGGTGCAATAGCATTAAGACCAAAAACAGCTGAAAATGGCATATTAATTATTGAAAATGGTGCGGTTCAATTATATTATGATAATAGTCAAAAATTAATTACTACAAGCACAGGTGTTAATATAACTGATGATGAATTTAATTTAGGTGATGGTGCTTATCAAAAAGTTTTATTTGACACTAGCCCTAGTTCTGTTATAGGTACTGGGACAATGGAAATACAACCAACGACTGCGCCAGGAAGTGGTACAGCAAATTTCACAACATATTTTAAAGATAGAACAGGTGGTGGTACAACTAAGCATCATGTAAAGATTGATGGTAATTTAACTGTTACAGGTACATTATCAGGTTCAGGTATAATTGATGGTAGCGGTACTGCAAATGATGTGGTGATGTGGTCAGATAGTGATACACTAACAGATGCACCTATTGCTATAACTGGCAATAATGCAAGTTTTGCTGGTGATGT